GCGCTCGGGCGAGTCGCGCTGCCGCGGTACTGGTTGCCGCCTGTTCCCCGTCTCACCCCTGCCTTGCGTTTGTGTCTGGTCAGGGGCGAGGCGGACGCACGACGGGTCCACCGCTCTACGTGCGCTGGCCGCTCCCCCTTCCGCGCCTCTTCGTGCAACGCGAGCACTCCAACAGCGGGCCTCGCCACGTCCAGCGTCCCAGGTCCAGGGACTGGCGGACGTATCCCTCACTGACTGCCGAGACGGGTCCGCCTATGCGGCCACAGGTATCACACTGGGCAAACCATGCCCGGCGGATCGTCACGGCTCCTCCTGGCGTAGCGGTAGCACCTTCCACACCTTCACTGTCCAGCCGGCGGCCTGCCTGTCTTGGATGAAACGTGCGAGGCCGGCCAGCGTCGCGGCCGATGTTCGACCTCCTGACACTGGCCGGCCTGCCGGGTTGGGCAGGTACGCGGCTGCGCGCCACGGCCTCAGAGCGGGCCGCATCCGGGGAACCACGTTCGATCTTTGTGGCAGCTCGAGCATTCGCGAACCCAAATCGGGTCGTAGTAGCTGGGCTCCGCGTCCCGCATGAGGACGTCCTCATGCGGTAGACGTTTGCGGCAGCCGAAGCACCACAGGTCCCCGGCGGGCTCCCGCTTCACTTCGACCGTTGGCCCCGGGATGATGCACAGAATTTCGCCGGGCATTACTCAGCCAGGCGCTCGGTCATCTCGTCGACGACCTCCTCGGCAATACCCTCGGCGTCGATCCGGTTGAGCTGGGCGGCCAGCGCCTCGACGTCCACGCCCGGTATCGCCTTGACGGCCGCAGTGATGGCGTCCAGCTTCGCGGCATTCTGTAGGCCCAAGTTCCGCGCCCACAGGCCGTAATACGAAATCGACGCGAGCAGGGACCCCACGGTGGCGGTCTTGGAGCTGTATTTCACGTTCGCGTCCGAGTCCTTGAGTCGCACGATGTCGGTCAGTTCCATTTCGTCCTCCTGTGATAGGTCGCCGCGCATGATCGCGGCGAAGTCCCCTAGAAACTGATTCCAGGGGAACGTCGCACCGGGGTCGGTGCGACGGTCAGGGTCCCGCTTGGCGTGTGAGATGAACCCAGGAACGCGGTTCTCGGACTGCTCCCGGGTGATGACCCTTGCGGGAATCGTGATGCCACGCTGCGCGCGCAGCCAGCGGGCGTAGCGGGCGGACGCGGCGGCCATGTTCCGTACGGTCGCGTCGACCCACGACGGCCGCAGTTGTGACCACTTGGCGGCCTGTGTGGCGGCCGAGACGCCGTAGGAGTGCGGGTTTGACCCTGTGGCGTCGTGGAATGCCTCGTCGGAGTACCGGACGAGCTGAATGATCGTGTCGGAGTCCACCAGGTCGTGGTACGACCCGTAGTTCGTCCGCCGGGCGATGAATGCGGCGACGTTCTCGGCGCCCGTGTCGGGCGGGTTCTCGTCAGGGAACGACTCCGCGGTGTGAACCACGATCACACCCGAGGGCGTCGCCCGCCGCGGTGAGCGGTACTGCCGGACGGCGGGCGGGTGGTCGATCAGGTAGACGCTCACCGGACGCCGTCCACTCGTGTCAGGTGGTCCAGGCTGGACAGGCGGCCCACCTCGGCGCCCGTGGGCGCCTCAGAGTAGCCGCCGGCCAGGTAGGTGGCCACGTAGCGCGGCAGTGTGGGGTCGGCGACCCTGGCGACGACTGCGGCCGTTGGCGTCACCCGGTCGCGTACGCCCAGGATGGTGAGCGTCAGGCCGGTCACGATGATGGCCTGCTGCAGGGTCGTCTCTACGCGCGCCCCGAGTGGCCCCAGCTCGAGCCCCCAGGCGGCGGCCCCGGTCACGATGGCGCCGATGTACGAGCGGACGTAGACGGGTTCGAGCGCGGCGACGTGCCGCGCCCATTCGATGATCTTGCTCATAGCGGTTTTCCCCTTCTGTGGATGACCCCTGTGGACGCTCGGTCGAGCGGGCACAGTCGTGCTATTCGACCAGTTCCCAGCCGGCGGTGCCGGCGGTGTCCCGGCCCTCCACCTGGCCGCGGCGCCACCATCGGGACACCACGGCGCCGGCCATGGCCGCCAGGACCACGAGGGCGCCGGCCACCATCGCCCCTACGCCCATCCAGAGCACAGGGGACGCCAGCAGGCCCGGGGTCACGGTTGCGCCTGGACGCCGAAGCGTTCCCGGGTCAGCTTGCGGGCCAGCTCCACGTCCTCCGGCGATGGCGCCCAGGGGACGCCGTGCCAGCCGTCAGGAAACGGTGGGTCGTCCCGTGGCTGGATCATCACCCCGTCCACGCCGGGGTCGATCGGTCCGGGCTCTTCGCGGCGCTCGAGCCACCATCCCTCGAGCCACCACAGCCCGTAGAGGACGGCGGCTGTGAACACTGCGGACACCACGGCTATTCCGATGATGGCCAGGGTCGACGGCCCGGTGTAGACGTACGTCATTGTTCCTCCTCGGGTGGGTCGGTGGTGAGGAATCGTCGCTCCGTGAGAGCCGATCGGTGGCAGTGCAGGCAGCGGCGGGCCTCCGTGCGGCCCACCACGACCACCGTTTCCGCCAGGCCGACGCGGATGCCGCGCGTTCGGACGGGGCAGTCCCAACGGTGCTGTATGCCGGTCACAGCGGGCTCACCTGCTTGCGTGGCATCCACACCATGCAGCCGTCGAAGTCCGTTACTACACGGACGCGCTCGGCTTCGACCTTCGACACGGTGCCGCGCCGCTCGAGGCGCCGATACTCCCCCTCGAGCCACCTATGCACCGGGTAGGTGATGCGCTGCCCCTTCTTTAGGTGGATCACAACGCCCCCTCGTGTTCGGCGCGCCACTGGGCCAGTTGGTCGAGTGAGTCGACCACGACCTTTAGGACACCTGCTGCCTCGTCGCTGGGAAGAGCCAGGCAGTCGCGCATCGCCTCCGTGACGCCGTAGAGCAGGCGGTCATAGTCGGCCACCCGGGCGCGGAGCGCGTCGTTTTGCAGGCCGGCGACCGTCAAGGCTTGTTCGAGCGACGAACGGCGCAGCCTCATCCTGCCCGCCCCGGGTGGCGGCGGCTCCGGTACATGCCCGCATCGTCCGTGTAGCCGTCCGGCGCCAGCGGGACGCGCAGCTCACGCGGGTCGGCTCCCTGCGCGATCAGGTCGTCTCTTCGGCTGGCGAGCATCCGGCCGGCCTCGCGTAGTTCGGCCTGCTCCTGGTCGTAGTCGCGCACCCAGCGCCGCGCCAGCGGTTCGTCCTCCCACCCGACGAGACGGCGGGCCACTTCCGCGACCTGGCGCGCCTCCTGCTCGGTCAGCTCATGCTCTGCTGTGAGCACGCCCCGCGGCCCCTCAAACCGCATCCGCCAGCGGCCGCGCGGGTGCCGGCGGCGATGAGCCCGGGCGGCGTGGATGATGAGCGCGACGAAGCCGGCCAGGACTAGGAGCCCGGGCCAGGCGATCGTCGCGAACTCGTCGAGGCCGCTCATCGGGTCGCCCACTGGATGACCTCGACGATGCCCCAGCCAAGCAGCGCCCACAGCGCCAGCATGACCAGGACAAAGATCATTGCCCAGCCCAGCGGGTTGCTTCTATCGTCGCGGTCGCTCATGTGCTGGCCTCCTGCCGTTGCTGTGCGATGTCGTCGATTGCCGCGGGGTCGAAGAGGTAGGCGCCGCGACGGCCGGCCAGCTTGGCGGCGTGGGACAGTTGTCCGCTCCTCACCCACCGACTCACGGTCCGCGGGTGTACGCCGAAGCGGTCGGCCACCTGGCGCGTCGTCAGGTATCTCATGGCGGCATCATTGCACGGGTGTCCAACGTTGGGCAAGGCCCCGGCACTCTAGGCCCCGGCCCCGCGCTCTAGGTCCTGCAGCCAGTCCCACAGGTCCGTCCGGCCCGGCGCCGTCTCCACCCGGGGAATGATGACTGTGGCGGCGCACCAGTTGCGGGACGCGCCGATGGTGACGGCGCTGACGCCGACTGGGCCGCTGGCCGACACGGGCGCGCTGGCCGCGGCCTGGTCGACGTGCCCGCCCGCGGCGCCGCCTGACGCAATGTGCCACTCCGACGTGTAGCCGTCCGGTGGGAACCCCGACAGGGCGTCGATATGCGAGCGGGTCCACGCCCGCAAGACCAGCCTGTCCCCGCCGCCGGCCACGGCGTCAGGAGCGGTCGGGGTGGCCGATGCGCCCACGGCCGCGGCGGACGCTTCCACGCCTGCAGCGGCGTTAGTCACCCGCGCCACGGTCGCGCACACCCGGGCCGCGGCCCCGGAGAACGTGAACGTGAACGTGGAGCTCCCGCCGCCGCCGCGGCGCTCGTACACGGCCAGGGTCGGCCCGAACAGTTGCTCTACCTCGTGCCGTTCGGTCCAGCCGTCCTCGCTGGCGGTGATGGCGCCCTGCCCGCGCCACGACACGAACGCCAGCACCAGGTCGGTGTCCTCGAGGCCCAGGGTGGACACGTCCACGGCCACGGCTTGCGCCCCGGCGCCACCCACGACCGCGGAGCGGAAGTCCTCGACGTCTGGCGGGGCGACCATTACGCCTCCCGAATGTAATCGACGTAAAAGTACGACGGCGATGTGGCGCTGGCGTCGCGGCGGCTCACGCCGGAGCCCGATTCGCGGTCCAGGGTGAGGACAAACGTTTTGTCCTCGGTGGCGTCGGCCTCGTATTCGACCTCGGTGCGATACGGGAAGTTGGTCGTCGCGTGCGCCCGGTAGCGCCGCCAGTCGAGAACGTTTCCCGATACGGAGTCCTCGCGGATCTTCACATAGACCTGATCTGCGGCCACGCTGGAGGCCATGTCGCTGTACCACGTGACCCGGTAGACGCGCCCGGCGACGACCGGGGCGACGACTGTCTGGACGACCGTCTCGGTCGTGCCGACGTCGCCAGAGTCGCCAGTCTCTATGTCTGTTGCGACCCGTTCACCGGGGACCTTCCCCGCGATGACCGTTTCCCCTGCGAGTGGCATAGTCAGGCTCCTCTACAGTCCGTACCGGGCGGAATTCCACAGGCGTACCGGGGTGCCGGCGTCGTGCGATTTCACTACACCATTGACGGACCGCGTGACCGTGAAGGTTTGCACATTCGCGGTGTCCGCGCCGATGGCCGAGACGGTCATCCGCTCCCCGCCCACGTAGACGTCGAACGGGACCTCCGCGCCGTCCGTGGTCCACACCGGCCCCACCGTGGTCAGCACGTCCACCCCGGTTTCCGTGGTGTCCAGAGCTTCGTCCAGCTCCGACCCGGCGGTGTCGTATTTCGACGGGTCGTCGCCCGGGGTGTCGCCGTAGACGGCCACCCGGTAGGGCGCGGCGGGCGCGGTGACCAGCTCTATGTCGCGCATGTGTGACTCGAGTGTTTCTATGGTGCCGACCACGAGCACGTCCACGTCATCGGGTGGCAGCCACGACGGCAGGTCCGTGATCCGCACCATGTCGCCCAGGTCGAGGCCGGCGACGTCCGCGGCGATGCTTGGCACGGCGTTGAGTCGGAACGGCAGCCGCGGGTAGCGGGCCTCGTCCACGGTGCCCAGCCCGAGCAGCCAGCCGGCGTGATCGGGTAGGAATCCGTCGCCCGCGGCGTTCACTGTGACGGTCGTGTCATAGGTGCCCACCCCGTCCGGTGGGTCCGCCGTGGACAGCGCGCCGGCCTCGAGGACGGCCCGCGCCTCGCCACTGTTCGGTCGCTTCGTGGTGACGTCGTTTCGGGTGAAACGGTCGTCGTCCACAGGTTCAGGCAGCCCGTGAAACACCTTCGCGGAGTAGTCCGCAGTCAGGTCCGGCGTCCCGTTGTATAGGTCTGTGCGGGTGCGATACTCGAGCCCGAGCGCGGTCCGCGACTCATACAGAATGCCGTGGTCAGTGTCAGCGGCCTCGAGTAGCAGCTCGAGCGGCGGGCGCGACGCCTGCGGTCCCATCGGCGCGGTGTCGTCCAGGTCGCCCACGGCGACAAACGGAATGCCCTGCTCATCGCACAGCCGCTCTATCCGCCGGCCCGCAGTCTCCCCGGGGTGGCCGAACGCGGCGGCCACAGCGTCAGCCAAGGCCGGCGGGTCGGTGTAGACGGCCCAGTGCCCGGTCGCCATCGCCGTGTCGGTGGTGATGCTGACTGTGGCCTGCGCCGACTGCGCCTGCTCGAGAGTTTCCCCGGTGTCCGTGAAGGTCAGCGCAGACACCCCGTCGATCCACACCTGGTAGTCGATGTCCGCGCCGTCCTGTGTGGCGGTCAGGCGCACGTGGTGCGGGTTGTCATCCCACAGGGAAGCGTCCACGGCCGCGGTCGCCACTGTGGAGAATCCCACGGTCAGGTCAATTTCGGACGTGTCAGCGGCGAACGTGATTCCGGTCGATTCCAGGTCCGCCCCGGCGCTCCCACCCCAGCGAATCCCAAAGACTGTGTTGCCTGCCGTGTCGGCGTACCCGCCCGAGCGCATGAAGTCAAACGTCCACGTGTCGACGAAGTCGGGCTGCGACACGGTTGCCTGCAGCGTCGCGCCCGCGTCCTTCGGTTCGATCTTCGCCACTCCGGGCAGCCACGACGCCAGTGCGCCCTGCCCCCACACTGACGGCGCGGGCCGGCCAACCAGCTTCACTGGGCCGCCGCCGGCCCCGGGCGCCGCGGCGGGTTGTACTGTCTGCGGCCCGTCCTCGAGCGGCCAGTACGCTGACGGCGACGTGGTGAGCAGGTAGCGCCGCGGCGCCGATGGCGCCGGGGCGTTCCCCTGCCCGAGCCGCCGCATGATGCCGGCGACCTCGAGCCCCGCGTAAACGTCCTTGCCGGGCTTGTCCCAGCGGGTCGGCCAACTGGCGACCTCCCCCACGATCCGCGTGTCCGCGCCCACTGACACCCGGGCGGGCGTGTTCCGCCCGATCTGGCCGTAGTAGTCGCCGGTCGGGTTGCGTGGGGTGTAGGTGCCGTCTCGGTTGTTCACGGTCACGGTGCATGTGGACGCCTCCACCTGGCCGCCCTCCGCGCTGCGCCCGCGGGTGATGGTGATAGGCGCCCGGGTGTAGACGTCGCTGGTGATGTCCACCCACGCGCCGTCTATGAACAGCTCCACGATGACGTCTAGGGCCGCCATCAGGCGTCCCCGAGCACGAACTGGACGTCGCCGCCCTTCCCGCGGATCGCCTTCCGTAGGACCTCGAGCAGCAGCCGCGCCAGGTCGTCCTGCCCGCGCAGCTCGAGCACGATCGGCCCGCCGGCCCTGCTCGAGGGTGTGACGCGCTCCCCGGCCTGCAGGATGGCCAGGGACTCCTGCCCGGGCGCGCCGGGGACGACGCCCCCGGTGTGCATCCGTGGGATGCGGAACGAACGCCCGCCGATGATCGGCACCCAGTCAGGGATGCTGAATCCCTTGCCGCCTACGGTGCTATTCCACGCTGTGCGCACGGCGCCGAACGCCCGGCGCCACACCCCGGAGATGAAATCGCCCACGCCGCGGACCACGGCCTTGACGCCGTTGACGGCCCCGGTAACGATCTTGCGGAACGTCTCGCTCTTCTTGTACGCCGCCACGAACGCGGCGCCGATGAGGAACAGTGCTGTGATGACCAGCCCGATCGGGTTGGCCCGCATAGCCAGGTTCAGGCCGCGCTGCGCGACCGTCATAGCGCCTGTGGCGACCGCGGACGCCCTGGTGGCGACACCGTGGGCGACGGCCGACGCCGTGGACCTGGCTGTGGCGACGGCGGAATGGATCATCCCGGCGCCGAGGGCCTTTATCGACGGAATGATGAAGTTGTAAAGCCCGGAGCCCAGGTCCCCGAGGCCCATCCCCAGCATGAGGGCGCCGTCGAACATGTCCCCTTTCATCATCATGGACACGCCGCGGCCGGTGTCCTCTACCCCGGTGAGGGTGTCGCGGAAGCCCATCGCCTTTGTGTCCAGGTTGTCTGACGCCTCGCCCGCCCGGTCGAAGCTGTCGCCGCTGTCGCGGAGCGACTTCGACGCCCGGCCGACGTCGGCCTCCATTGCCTTCGACGACGCGCCCACCTTGTCGAACGACTTTGTGAGCTGGTCGTGGTCCCCAGCGAAAGTCAGCGTCACCTCTGGCTTGCGGCTCATCGGGTGACCTCCAATCCAGCCTGCCGCGCCACGTCCACGAGCGCATCCTCGAGCAACACTGGGAAGTGGTCCCGGTGAGCGTAGTACGCCGGGTAGATGTAGCGGCCCTGTTTGTTGAATGGGCGGACCACGGACCTGCTACGGCCGACCTTGCCGCCGTAGTCCAGCCACCCGTAGTAGGGAACCCGCTTGCCGCCACCCGCGACGCGGACGGCGGTGCGGGTGCTCTTGGCCCTCACGGACCTGCGCGCCCTGCCGGACTGTGACGCCACCCGCGGGGTGGCGTCGTCGACCACGACGCCGGCCACACTGTTCAGCCCGACCCGGAGGACCTTCGGCATGTCGTCGTCGAGCCGTTTCAGGCTCTGTGAGAACTCGCGGAGCCCCTCGACGTGGATCGGTTCAGGCATCGCGGGCCGGCCTCTCCACGACCACCACGGGCGCCACGGCGGCGGCGGCGTGCGCTGTGTGCAGGTGGTCCTCGAAGCGGCGCGTCAGGCTTTCCACGGCGCGCTCTGTGCGGCCCACGGCGTCGTACATGGACGAGCCGCCGTTGGGTGACACTTCCGTCTCGACGCGGCCCAGCGGCTCAGACACCTGCCTACGTAGCCACCGCTTGAACCACAGCAGGCCGGCGGCCATCGCGGACGACAGGATGGTGAGCTGCGCGGCGATGGCCAGCACCTGCTGTATCTGTGTCACTGCCCGCCGCCTTCCCGCCGTAGCCGTGCCAGCTCTTCCCGTTGCGCCTGCCGTGCGAAGTACACGCCCCACCGCATGTACTCGTCAGCGGCCAGCTCCTGCCTCATCCGGGCCACTGTCATCCCGAGTTTCGTCGCCAGGAACATCTCGAATTCCAGATCCGGGTTCGTCTCGAAACGACTCGTATGCGCCCTTTTCGACCTCTCTTCCGATGCCGGACAGGTGTTCGATCCGGTTTATGAGCGGCTCCATTTCACCCGCGGGTGATGCCTCCTGCCAGCGCCCGACGTCCGTCTCTGTCAGCTTCGGGTCCACGATGCCGTGGGCCAGTAGCCGGCGCTCGAACACGGCCAGCCGCGGGTCGTCGTGCTGCGCGGCCAGGACCTCGCCGCGGGACAGGCCGCGGATGCGGAGCACGCCGAGCCCGGGCAGCTCGTACTCTTCCTCGGGTAGGCGCGCCTTGAACAGCGCCTCCCGGTCTACCCCGCTCACGCGCTCTGCGCCGTCGAGTCGACGTCGCCGCTCATGGTCAGCTCTACGGACCACATGATGTAGTCCGCGACGGGGTGGGTCTGGACGTAGCTCTTCACGAGCACGTCGACCTCATCCTGCGGCAGCCCGGCGCCAGTGCCTTCGGGTTGGTGGATGAGCACGACCACGGTCCCGCGCAGCGGCTGGATGACGGCCCGCGGCCCGGTGCCCGACGTGGAGTCGTACTTGCCCGAGATGGTGACCGAACCGGACGTGAGCCCGCCCAGGAACACGTGCCCGTCGTTGCCGTACGTGGTGACGTCGTGCTCATCGGCCTCGAACTTCAACTCCGAATTGTCGCAGTACTGCGACAGGTCGTCGCCGTCAAGGGAGACGAACGTTACCTTTCCATGCACCTTTGCCATTGCTCTACGCTCCGTCTCCGATGATGTCCAGGTCGAATATGGCCGCCAGGTAGTCGGCGCTTCCGATGGTTACGATGTCCAGTTCTGCGCGGTCCACGCGCACCGTGTCAAACGCGGTGTAGGTGCCGGCCTCCACCACAGCCTTTACTGACTTGGCCCCGGTGCCGGCGCAGTAGGCGTCCACCAGGTCGCGCGTGTTGCGGTCGTGGACCTTTCCCACGGCCACGATCACGGGCAGTGCGAGGGTGTCTGCTCCGCGGTCGTAGGTGGCGTCAAACTGTATCTCCTCGGGGTATGCCACGATGGCCGCCGGTGGTGTGATGCTATCCGGCGGGTACGCGAACACCCGGAGGCCGGCGATCGTGTCCAGCTCGTCGGCTATCTCGTCCATGACGTCGCCCAGGTCCACCTAAACCGCCCCCCACCATCGGATCATTTTGGACCTGGCTAGGGCCAGCTCCACGTCGGGGTCGAGCTTCGCGAGCAGGCGCATCTCCGAGCCCTGCTCCGGGGACCCGGCCACACCGTAGGGCGAGAAACGGCGGGCGTGGAAGCGGGACGCTTGCAGCAGTGTCGCCTGCTCGACGGGCACGGGTACGGCGTCCCAACCCCACACCGCGTCTATAGTGACGCCGTGCCGCTCCGTCGTGGGCTTCGCGGTGCTATCTGTGCCCACACGAAGCCCCGTGAACGGGCGGCCCTGCTGCGCGGCGTTCACCGGCTCAAGGGTGTAGTCGTCCACCGCGCCGGCCTCCACTGTCACAGTGAGGCCGGTGATGTCCTGCAGGTCGTCGAACGTGATGACCCACACCCCGGCGCGGCGGTCCCAGTACGCCGTATAGGACCGCTCCTCGGCCGCGGCGACCTGCCCAAATTGTCGGTGGCAGAATCCGTCCACAGCGCGTGACGCCGTGGTGATGGCGAGCGCCAGCTCCGCGTCGTCGTCAGTGTCTGGAATCCTCAGAAAGGATTTGAACTCTGACAACGTTGCATAGTCCGGCGCCCACACCATCTCAGATCACGCCCAGCAGGTGCAGCAGCAGCAGCACTGCCAGCAGCACCACGAGCAGGCCCACGACGCTCACACCTACTCCCCGGCGGGTGCAGCGGGCGGCGGCTTGACGGCCGTGCCGGCGTTGTGGGCGGCCTTGGCCCTGGCCTGGCGCTTGCGGGCCGGCGCGGTGCGGGCGAGTGCCCGAACCTTCACCTTGCGGTAGGCGCCCAGCGCCTCCGTGTTTCCCTTGAGCAGCATCGTTCTTTACCTCCTGTTTACGTGGCGGATGATCTTGGTTTGCTTGGTTTACGTGGTGATGTTCTCGAGGGTGGCGTACGCCGAGCGGTTCTGAATGTTGCCGTCCGCCCGCTCCCACGCCACGTATTCGATCTGGCCGTTGTTCGCGCGCGACCACGGGT